AAGAGGAAGATACGGAATATGAGTGCTTATGCTGGACCAGAAGTAGTAAATAGCGGACTAGGTTTATCTCTTGATGCTGGTAACACTCGTAGTTATCCTGGTAGCGGTACTACATGGACTGATTTAAGTAATAACAATAATAATGGAACATTAGTCAATGGTCCAACTTTTAGTAGTTTGAATAATGGAAGTATAGTTTTTGATGGTTCAAATGATTATGTAACTTTACCTACAAATTTATTAAAACACGAAACCGGAAATCCTTTTACGTTTTCAATTTGGTTTAAAACATCTTCAACCGGAATAATTTTAGGACAGCAAGAATCCGCTACTCCTGGTGGTGGTGGTGGTTATGTTCCTGCGATATATGTAGCATCTAATGGAACATTAAATACAAGTTGTTTTTGGAGTGGAGTTACAACTACCGCAGCAACATCTTCTGTTGTAAATGATGGTAATTGGAAAAATATAACCGTAACCTTTTCTTCTGGGTCACAAATAAGTTATTTGAATGGATCTTCTTATTCAACAATTACAAAAACACAAACATTTTATGCTACCAATTATTATTATTTTTTAGGTTCGGGAAGTATCGCCAGTTGGCCTAATGCTCCTGCATCTGCATATTTCAATGGAAATATCGCAAACATTTTATATTATAATCGTGCCCTATCAGAAGCAGAAATACGACAAAACTTCAATGCCCTTCGTGGAAGATATGGTATATAAATAGTCTAAAAGAGACAGGAACAAATGGCTAATAATTATAAGAACATTGTAATCACACCAAATACAGGTTCAGCAACAGGCGATCCTACGGTTGTCTTTTCTGGCGGTAATACGACTGTTAATACCGATGTAACTCTTAGAGTATATCCTGAATCCAATGGAACTATATCTTTCGAGGGTTCTGCTGGCCAGTTATTCTCTATCACCAACGACCTGTCTAACTCTATCTTTTCAGTCAATGATGTTTCTGGTATTCCACTCATCGAAGTCAATGTATCATCTCAGCAGATTACATTAGGCGAGTTTTATGGAAACGTAGGCATTGGTAAAACATCGTCAACTAGTAGCATTTATAAGTTAGATGTTAACGGAACTATCAACGCATCTAATGTTTTGATTAATGGTAGTCCGATTACAGGAGTAGCAAACTTAACTCCTGCAAATGGATATGTCAACACATCAACTACCGCTGCTAATAACTATGCAGGCTTTATGGCCAATGCTGCTAATGCATATGCCACTACAATCAATGATGCAAATCTAGTAACTGCTAGAGCATATACTAATACATCTACCACCGCTGCCAATAACTATGCCGGTGTAATGGCTAATGCTGCTAATGCATATGCCACTACAATCAATGATGCTAATCTGGTTGTTGCTAGAGCATACACTAACACATCTGTAACAGCAGCAAATAACTATGCCTCTACCATCGTTGATGCTAATCTAGTAACTGCTAGAGCATATACTAATACATCTACTACTGCTGCTAATAACTATGCCGGTGTAATGGCTAACTCAGTCAATGCATATGCCAACACGCTCGGCACGAATACATCATTAGCATATTCATGGACTAATAATCATACATTCAGTGCCAATGTTTTCTATAGAAACACATCTAATCTTGTATGGATTACAAACTCTGCCAGCACTACAAGCAATGTAACTCTAAGAAACTATCCTGATTCCAACGGAACTTTGTCGTTTGAAGGATCAGCAGGCCAGTTATTCTCTATTACGAATGATTTGACCGGATCAATCTTTGCAGTCAATGATGTTTCTGGTATTCCTCTTATTGAGGTTAATGTCGCATCACAGCAAATCACACTTGGTCAGTTCTACGGTAACGTTGGCATCGGCACAGGAGCAGCAAACTCTAGTATCTACAAACTAGACATTACTGGTTCTGCTAACATTTCTTCGCCCACATTGTTGGTTGCTGGACAAAATGTTATCGCATCGTTTGCTTCTATCAATGCTTATGCAGTAGCGGTAGGAACATCCGGGAATGCTTATACTGTAGTTGTAGGTGCCTCAGGTAATGCTTATGCCAATGTGGTTGGAACAGCAGCCAACAACTATGCTGGTGCTATGGCCAACTCCGGTAACTCTTGGACGCAGACCATTGTAGATGCTAACTTAGTTACCGCTAGAGCATATACCAATACTTCTACCACATCAGCAAATAACTATGCTGGTGTTATGGCCAACAGTGCTAATGCTGTTGCCGTTGCTACATTTGGTACTATAACAAATACCACGGCTGCCTTTGCGGCCGCTAATTCTAAGGTAGCGTCTGTATCAGGAACATCTGGTCGTATTACATCATCCGGCGGAACTACGCCAGCAATAGATTTAGCAACTGCTGGTGCTGGAGCAGCATCATATTCATCCGGTATCTCGGCTGTTACGGTAGATGCTTACGGTAGAGTAACTGCCGTAACTGGTTCAGCAGGATATGTAACCTCTTCTGGTGTAACCTCTGTTGCATCTGGTACGGGTTTAACTGGTGGACCTATTACGTCAACCGGAACATTATCGGTTGATTTTGCCACAGTTGCTACAGCAACTAATACGACTGCTGCCTTTGCTGCTGCTAATGGTGTGGCAACTAATACAACTGCCGCATTCGCCTCTTCTAACTCTAAGGTAGCATCTGTATCAGGAACATCTGGTAGAATAACAAGTTCTGGTGGAACAACTCCTGCTATAGATTTAGCAACTGCTGGTGCTGGAGCAGCATCATATTCATCCGGTATCTCGGCTGTTACGGTAGATGCTTATGGACGAGTTACCTCTGTTACTGGTTCAGCAGGATATGTTACATCTTCTGGTGTAACCTCTGTTGCTACAGGCACAGGACTTACTGGTGGTACCATCACATCAACAGGAACACTATCGGTTGACTTTACCACAGTTGCTACAGCAACTAATACGACTGCTGCCTTTGCTGCTGCTAATGGTGTGGCAACTAATACGACTGCTGCCTTTGCTGCTGCTAATCAGGCCGGTGTGATTGCTAATAACGTTACTGCCAACACTACTGCCGCCTTTACTGCTGCTAATCAGGCCGGTGTAATTGCTAATGCCGCCTTTAATAGTGCTAATAGTGTAACAACTAATACGACTGCCGCTTTTGCTGCTGCTAATTCTAAGGTAGCGTCTGTATCAGGAACATCTGGTCGTATTACGTCATCTGGTGGTACCACTCCCGCTATTGATCTTGCTACCGCTGGAGCAGGTGCAGCATCATATTCATCCGGTATCTCCGCTGTTACGGTAGATGCTTACGGTAGAGTAACTGCCGTAACTGGTTCTGCTGGTTATGTAACCTCTTCCGGTGTAACCTCTGTTGCTACAGGTACAGGACTTACTGGTGGAACTATTACCTCAACTGGAACACTATCGGTTGATTTTGCCACAGTTGCTACAGCAACTAATACAACTGCCGCTTTCGCTGCTGCCAATGGTGCAAATACATTTGCAAATACAACTTATGTTAAAAAAGCTGGTGACACCATTTCAGGCGATCTAGTTGTTCAAGGTAATCTAACTACATCTGGTGTCGTAACATATGCCAATACGCAAACATTGTTAATTGGTGATGCACTAATCACATTGAATAATGATATTCCTGCTGCGGTTGCACCATCTGAAGACGCTGGAGTTGAAGTAAAGCGTGGATCATCTGCTAACGTTGCTCTATTGTGGAACGAAGGCTCTGATAGATGGACCTTCACTAATGATGGAACTAATTATCGCTTAATAGCATCCAACACAGACATTCAATCTGCTAATAACTATGCTGGAGCAATGGCTAACAGCGGTAATGCTTATGCTCAGGCAGTTGGAGCAGCCGGTAATACCTATGCACAGGCAGTAGGCACGGCTGGTAATACTTACGCAGGCACAGTTGTAACAAATGCTAATACCTATGCACAGGCAGTTGGAGCAGCGGGAAATGCTTATACAAATGTTGTAGGTGCTTCTGGTAATGCTTGGGCATCAGCAGCATTTACTACAACTACAAATGGTGTTGCTGCCTTTGCTTATGCTAATGGTGTTGCAACTAACACTACTGCCGCCTTTGCTGCTGCTAATTCTAAGGTAGCGTCTGTATCAGGTACTTCAGGTAGAATAACAAGTTCTGGTGGAACTACGCCAGCAATAGACTTAGCAACTGCCGGTGCTGGTGCTGCTACTTACAGTTCTGGTATCTCCTCTGTTACAGTAGATGCTTACGGTAGAGTAACTGCCGTAACTGGTTCAGCAGGGTATGTTACATCTTCCGGTGTAACCTCTGTTGCTACAGGTGTTGGTCTTACCGGCGGCACTATCACTTCAACAGGAACCGTTTCACTTGCGACATATTCTAGTGGTACTAACGCTGCTGTTTCTGGTGGTATTTCCTCTATAACGGTTGATGAATATGGTCGTGTTAGAGCCGTTTCCGGCTCAGCAGGATATCTAACGTCTGCTGTAACCTCTGTTGCTACAGGTACGGGTTTAACTGGTGGCACTATTACCTCAACAGGAACATTATCGGTTGACTTTGCCACAGTTGCTACAGCAACTAACACCACTGCCGCCTTTGCTGCCGCTAATGGTAAAGTTGCTTCAGTATCTGGAACATCTGGTAGAATAACAAGTTCTGGTGGAACTACACCAGCGATTGATCTTGCTACCGCAGGTGCTGGTGCTGCTACTTACAGTTCTGGTATCTCCTCTGTTACAGTAGATGCTTACGGTAGAGTTACATCCGTTACAGGATCAGCAGGGTATGTAACATCCTCTGGTGTCACATCTGTCTCCGGAACAGGCACAGTTTCAGGACTTACACTATCAGGAACAGTTACATCTACAGGAAGTTTAACACTTGGTGGAACATTAAGTGCTTCTGTTATTGATAATATGACAGATGAACATCGTCTGTTTAATAATATGGGTGATAATCACGGAACAAGAACAGCATTTGATGCCACTTCACCATCTTATAATTTTGGTTGGAGATACGTTCAAGGAAACACAAACGGTCCTGGTGTAAACAGTGCCACACAATATTATTCTGAATATGTTGGTCTAGGTAATGAATATCCGGCAACTGGTGCAGGATCATACGGTATGCATATAGCATACCCAAGAAATGTTACTACACCATACATCTCTATCAGATACGTTGAAAACAATGCTCTTGGTGCATGGCAAAAAATTAGTGCAGGATACGCAGATGCTGCACCTTGGTCTGGCATCACAGGTAAGCCCACAACAATTTCAGGATTTGGTATTACAGATGCTGTAACGTCTGTAACAGGAACATCTGGTAGAATAACAAGTTCTGGTGGAACTACACCAGCGATTGATCTTGCAACTGCCGGTGCTGGTGCTGCTACTTACAGTTCTGGTATCTCATCCGTAACAGTAGATGCTTATGGAAGAGTAACTGCCGTAACTGGTTCAGCAGGATATGCTACCACAACTCAATTAAACAGCTATCTACCACTAGCAGGAGGCACACTAACAGGTCGTGTTATTCAGTCTGCTTCTGGATTTGGTGTAGGAACTGACGATACTATTAATAGTAGAATTGATTCAGGTTTTTGGCAAACATCAAACGCTCAAACCGCAAATGGTTGGCCAGAAAGCACAGCAACTTGGTATCATTTAATAACATCAACGCATAGTAATGATGCTAACTATTACTCTATGCAATTTGCAGGTAGTTTCTTTGATTCTAATGCATTATATTATAGAGCAACTAACAATTCAGGTACTACCGCTTGGAATAAATTATGGCACGCTGGCAATGATGGTTCTGGTTCAGGTCTTGACGCTGATACCGTTGATGGTATTCAGGCGTCTTCTTTCTATTTGGCATCTAATCCTAGTGGATATGTTACATCTTCCGGTGTAACCTCTATTACAGCAGGCACTGGCTTGTCCGGTGGTACCATTACTTCCACCGGCACAATTTCACTACCTTCAACTGGACCTGGCGCAGGTTCATATTCATCCGGTATTTCTGCAATTACTTTGGATGCACAAGGTCGTGTTACTGCAATTACAGGATCTGCTGGCTATGCTACTACATCACAGTTATCAAGTTACGCTGCGTTATCTGGAGCAGTGTTCACAGGTCTAATAACTGGTAAAACCGACACTGCTGCCAACACATCCGTTGCTAATGATACTGGATCAATGTCGATCAGAGGTTCAACCACAGCACCAGCAACAGTATCTTTCCATAGAGCCGGTGCTTATGCTGTTAACATGGGACTTGATACAGATAACGTATTCAGAATTGGTGGTTGGTCCGATGGTGTTAATACTTATAGATTGCAATTGGGAACACCTGGCGGCACTCACACATTTAATGGAAGTATTTCTGATTCACACGGCAGCGTTCGTAGAGCGCCGGTTGATAGTAAATCATCACAATATACCTTAGTGGCAACAGACACCGGTAAAACTATTTCAATTACTACTGGTGGTATTATCGTTCCAGCTAACGTTATGAGTGCTGGTGATATTGTTACCATATTTAATAACTCAGGATCATCACAAACAATTACTACAACTGGTACCACGGCATACTTTGCAGGAACAGCAACCACAGGTGATAGAACACTTCTTCAAAGAGGTGTCGCTAATATTTTGTGTGTGGCATCTAACGTATTTGTTATATCTGGTTCAGGGCTAACTTAATGTCTAGTAATCAACCTTTATTTTCATCTTTCAAAGAACCGCAAATAGGACAATCAGAATATACAACAGCAGGAACATTTACATGGACCTGTCCTCAAGGCGTATATCTTGTATCTGCGGTTTGTATTGGTGGTGGAGGTGGAGGTTGCTATAATGCTTCTGGTGGAGGAGGCGGAGGTGGAGGAGGCCTCGGTTATAAAAATAATATATCTGTTACACCAGGTGCTGATTATACTGTAGTTGTTGGTGCTGGTGGTAATGGAGGTGCAACAGCAGGTAGTGCCCAAGATGGAGGACAGAGTTACTTTATATCTGCGGCAACTGTTGCTGGAAATGGCGGCGTCAAAGGTGGTGCTAGTGCTACAACCAATGGTGGTGCAGGCGGCGGATATACTGGTGATGGTGGTGGTAACGGAGGTGCTGGCGGAACCGCTGACGCAGATTCTGGATCAGGTGGTGGTGGTGCTGGTGGATATTCTGGTAATGGTGGTGCAGGCGGTGGATCAAGAACAACAGCAGGCAGCAACGGCGCTGGCGGAGGTGGAGGAGGCGGAGGCGGTGGTAATGACCAAGGCGGCCGAGGCGGAGGTGTTAATGTTTATGGTGCAATAGGATCAAGCGGCACTGGTGGTGTAGCCGGTGGTGCTGATCTTTTTAACGTATCTGATGGTGGTGATGGTACTGCCGGTTCTGGAGGAAGTGGATCGGACTGGGGTGGAGGCGGAGGTGGTAGAGACTCAGGAACTTCATTTGCTGGTGCTACTGGTGACAACGGTGCTGTAAGAATTATTTGGGGCCCTGGTAGATCATTTCCATCTACAGAAACCGCAGACAAAGGTTCAGGCTCTAAATCATTTACGAGCCCTGGAACATATTCATTTGTTGTTCCTATATTTACATCACAAATGACTGTAAATGTATGGGGCGCAGGTGGTGGTGGAGCTTCAACAAATACTCAGTATGGAACAGGCACAGCAGGTGGAACAAGTTCATTTGGTTCATTGCAGACAGGCACTGGCGGTGGTGCTGCAACAGGTTCTCAGACAGACAATAGCAACTCTGGTGGAGCAGGAGGAACAGGATCAGGAACAGGTGCAACAAATGCATCTGGTGAAACCGGCAGCATTACTATATATCGTGCCGGTTCTAACAATACTACATATAGTGGATATGGTGGTGCTGCTGGTGCAACAGCACAAGGCGGTGGTGGAAGAGCGGACGTATCTGTTAGTTTTCCAGCAGATCAAAATCAGGCAGGAAAGAAAACTGACGGATTACCTTATGGTGGCGGTGGATCAGGATATGCAGAAGCGCAATATTTGTTAGGTAAACGTCAGCTAGGTATAGGTTCAGGCGGCGGTGGAGGTGGTAGTTCCAGAAGAACTTATGGCACAGCTAACATATCTTCTGCTACCGTTGTAACAGTTACAGTGGGTTCACAAGGCCTCGGCGGCCGAAACTCTGACGGATCTGCAAGAATTGCTGGTCCTGGAGCCAACGGTGCGGTGACAATATCCTGGGACTAACTAATATAGAAATCATAAATATCTAATAAAGGGAAATTGCTATGGAAAATATTTCACTTGAATTAAGCATCACTCAGATAAACATCATTCTAGCAGGACTAGCCAAACTTCCTCTAGAAACAAGTCTAGAAACTTTTACATCTGTGAAACAACAAGCAGACTTACAGATTCAGAATAGTATAACAGAAAGTCCTTTGCCAGATAAGGTAATAAATAACAAGGGTAAAAATGTCACTTAATAAACCTGCCAACAAAGAAGAATTAAAAGATTTCTGCCTACGTCAGTTAGGTTATCCTGTTATGCAAATTAACGTGGATGACGAGCAGGTGAATGATGCAGTTGAACTTGCATTTGAGTTCTGGAACGAATTCCACTTTAATGGAACCGAGAGAACATATGTAAAGCATCAAGTAACAAACACCGATAAGACAAATAGATATGTTACTGTATCTGATAGTCTGATTGGCGCTACCCGTGTATTTAAGGTAGGTCAGAACAAGATGGCCATGAATATGTTTGATCTACGTTATCAACTACGTCTAAACGATCTATGGGACTTATCATCCACATCTTATGTCAATTACTCTCTAACAATGCAGCATCTACAGACACTAGACCTTATCTTTACTGGTGAGACTCCTGTTCGTTTTAATCGTCTGACAGATAAGTTTTACATTGATTGGGATTGGGACTCAGATGTTGCCGAAGGTGAGTTTATTATCATTGAAGGATTTGTTATCACCGATCCGACCACATACTCACAGGTATGGAATGACCGTATGCTTAAGAAACTAGCAACAGCATATGTCAAAAAGCAATGGGGACAGAATATGTCCAAGTTTGATAAGATGATGCTGCCAGGCGGTGTCACTATGCGTGGTTCAGAGATTTATGAACAGGCTATGAACGAAATCGCTGGTGTTGAACAAGAGATTAGAAACACATACGAGGCCCCTCCTGGCTTCTTGGTAGGATAAGATGCCGGTATCAGGATACTTTAACAACTTTCCATCGCAAAATAGAGTTTCTAATGAGCATAGACTCATGGAAGATGTTATTGTTGAATCCATACAAATTATGGGCCATAATATCTATTACATTCCAAGAGAATCCTTTGACTCTGGTGATATGATTTTTGGTGAATATAGCAAATCAAAGTTTGAAAAAGCGTTTCTTATTGAAGCCTACATCGGCAATTTTGCCGGGTTTGAAGGCGATCAAGATTTCTTCTCTAAGTTTGGACTAGAGATTAGAGAAACGTCTAATCTGATTATTTCACTAAGGTCATTCAAACGTATTATACCATCAACTATCAGAGAGCGTCCACAAGAAGGTGATTTACTTTATATTCCATTATTACAAAGTTTGATTGAAATTAAGTTTGTTGAACAAGAACTTATGTTTCATTCACTTGGTAAAAGACTGCCGTTTGTGTATGAAATGCGTTGCGAAGCATTTCGTTATAGTCAAGAAGAAATCAATACAGGTATTGAAGACATTGATGAGGTGGCCGAAGAAAATCAGTATACCACTAGAATTATGCTTGATGTGTCCACCAACTATTCTTCACCTAGAACCGAATACCTTGATGGTGAAGTTGTTTATCAATCAACTGATGGAACATGGGCAAATAATTTTGCTTCTGCAACCATCTCAGAATTTTACAAAGCAAATGGTGCTCTATTCTTACACAACATTGAAGGTCAGTTTGTAGCAAACTCATTTGTTTATGGTAATGTATCAAGGTCTATATACAGATCGGTGTCATATGATGATAGAACAGACTTTAATAAGTATGATGATTATGACAATCAAGAGTTTAAACTAGAGACAGATAGCATACTAGACCTGTCCGAAACTAATCCGTTTGGAACACCATAATGTTAGGTAATAGTCACTTTTATCATCAACTAACACGCAAGGCAGTTATTCTTTTTGGTCGTTTGTTTGATGATATCTACCTTATTAGAAAGAATACACAGACTGGTAAAGAGACCAGCCGCTTTCTTGTGCCTATCATTTACGCACCAAAAGAAAAGATGGTTACAAGAATACTATCCGACCCAGACCTACTTAAGAGTGTCGGAACTATTCTTCCTCGTATGTCATTTGAGATTACTGGCATCTCTTATGATGCTACCAGAAAGCAGAACTCACTACTAAGAGCAGCCAAGTCAAATACCACAACTCACGTAACAGCATCTTATATGGGTGTTCCATATGATGTTACATTTGCTCTCAACATATATGCTCGCAATATTGACGACGGCACACAAATTATAGAACAGATTCTACCGTTCTTCAATCCAGATTTCACTATCACAACAAATATGATTCCTGACTTAGGAGCATTGAAAGACATACCTGTTATACTTAACAGTGTCGCTAATGACATTGAATACGAAGGTAACTATGATTCAGTAAGATATGTTAATTGGACTCTAACATTTACTATGAAGATGCATTACTATGGTCCTATTTCATATCCAAAAATTATCCGTACCGTTTACACGAATATCTTTAACGATCCTTCACTACAATCTGGATACATAACTAGACTTAATGTCACTAATGCTAATGGTAATTTTAAAGCAGAAGATTATGTCTATAGTGGAAACAGTTTTAAAACTGCCAATGCATACGGAATAGTCGTCAACTATAGTGCAAATACCGGTAAACTCATACTAGGAGCGACACAAGGTCAGTTTTATGTTAATAATACTATCCGTGCTGTTTCAACTAATGGAGTCTGTAAGATTAGTTCATTTGAAATCAATCCTATAAAGTTGGCTGAAATCAAAATTGAACCTGATCCTATTACAGCCGAGCCTGGTGATGATTATGGGTATGATGTAACGATTACGGAATGGCCTGATACAGAAACATAAATAGAAGAAATAACCTTAGGATTTATTAATCAATGGCTGAATTTTCTAAAGAAACTATCAATATTGGTTCAACATCAAACGACGGCACAGGTGATACGCTTCGTGTGTCTTTCCGAAAGACCAATAATAACTTTACTGAGTTGTATGATCATACAGCAAATCTTAGTGCTAATGTTGAGACATTACAAACTGACTTAGAACAATATGCCGGCGACTTATTAATTTTAGGTGGTGCAGCATTTGATCAGGCAAATCTTGCCTATGATTCTTCAAACAATCTAATTCTCATTTCTCAAACCGCTATTAGATTTGCTAACAATGCAGCAAATACAGCAAATGCTGCCGGTATCATTGCTAATTCAGCCTATAACTTTGCTAACGGTAGTTTTCTGAATAGTGCTAATGCACACACAAAGGCTAATGCTGCTTTTGTTGTCGCTAATGCCGCATTCAATTTGGCAAACACAATTGCTGATTTGAATGCCGAGGCACTAGCACAAGCCGCTAAACTGAATAGAGCATACACCAAAGCCAACGATGCATATGATTTGGCTTTTGCTACCTATCTGTATTCTTTTGGTGTGGCAGCAAATGCTGAAGCCGCATTTGCTAGAACAAACAGTATCTATGGTTATTTAAATACAGCATTTAGTAGAATAAATTCTGCCTATGCAGTTGTAAATTCTGCCTACATTACTATCAATGCTGGTTATGTAGTAGCAAATTCTTCTTATATGACAGGCAATGGTGCATTTAGAGTCGCCAATGCAGCCTTTGGTGTTGCTAATGCCGCTTTACCAAATACAGATGGCGCAGTATTCAATGGCAGACTTTTCACTGCTAACACACTATTCGGCGGAACTTTATTACTATCAGCAAATGGTGTTTACGGAACGTCAAACAACTGGTATGGTGTTTATGCCAAATCATCAAACAATCATGCTCTAAAAGCAGAAGCAACTGGTAACAATGATGCTATCTTTACATTAGCACAAAGAGGCAATGGTGTGTTTGGTACTGCTAATACTGGTAATGGTGTCGTAGGATTCTCAGATAGAGGTTATGGTGGATATTTCTATTCTGCTAATGGTATTCCATTCGGCTCAGGATATCTTAAAGCCGCTGACGATGGCACATTACAAATTCTGGATGCTATGATTGTTGATGCCAACGGTATTGTTAAGTTTGACTCTGGATACGGATATCCTGCACCTGTATATGGATGCCGTGCTTGGGTTAATTTTGATGGACTGTCTACAGCAGCATCTTTAACCGGTCTTTCATTTACCGCAAACGCTACAACAAACATTCTAAGAATTAATGTCACTGATCCTGCTAACAATGACTTAGAAATTGATTCAACAATTTATGTGCTTGGAACTGGTAATGGTACCAGAAGACGACATTCTGACGGCGCAACTTTAGTATTTGCTAGTTGGTTGGCTCTAGGTTGTCGTCGTGATAGTATTGCTAGAACCTATAAAATTACTAACGTGAATCAGTCTTCCGGTTGGGTCGAGTGTGAGTACCCAGATAGATTTGATTATCCTGGATACTTTGGTTGGTTCTTCTGGTGGTGGTGGTGGTATTATATTTACGGATGGCGTGTTCCTAACGGATTCAGTTTTTCGGGTACTTGTAACATTCTAAGAAGTCAAATCAGAGGTGCTGGTGGTATTTCGTCTGTAGAAGATTTGGGCGATGGTCGTTATCAAATTAACTTTGATTTTGAAATGCCTGATACAAACTACGCTGTAACAGGAACAGTTTCATCACCCGAGTTCTTCCGTATTGAAAATCCATATAGAAGAATTGGATGGGCTTCTGGAACATCTCTAACAATTAGAACACTACATACTAAGTTTTGTGAAGTAGCATCAACATGGCATTGGGGTGGTCCTACATACTGGTGGTGGTATTGGTGGTGGGGATATTTCCTATTCTCTTGGAATGGACCTGGTACTTATCCAGCTCGACACATCCATGTGGCAATCTTTAGATAAGGATAATATATGTCTAGTAAAGTAATTGTATTTGAAAGAAATGGAAACATATCTCTTTTATGGCCTTCTGATCCATATCCAGTGGAAGAAGTTGCAAAGAAAGATGTGCCTGTTGGAACACCATATCTAATTATAGATGCATCCGAGATTCCACAAGATCCTGCGTTTAGATCAGCATGGGTTGTTGATTTTTCACTACCTGATGGATACGGACAAGGTTATTCAGATGTAATAAACAAAATGGCTGCTGAAAGAATGGGTTCTGCACCTGTCAGACCAAATATAAACGAAAAGGATATTCCATGGCCAAAGGTGTAATTAAAATTGATATAGTCAAAGCTAAAGATGTCTACAAAGACATGCTTAGAAGCGCCAGAAAACCTGTGCTAGAAGACTTGGACTTACAGTTCATGAGAGCCGTTGAAACAGGTAATGCTACATTACAGACAGAGATTGCTGCTAAGAAACAGGCTCTTAGAGATGTAACAAACGATCCTAAAATTGATAAAGTTAAGAAAGCGGAAGACTTTAGAAAAATATTTCCAGATGTGCTTAAGCCTAACGTAGAGCCTCCTTTAAATGCATCTATTCCTGAACCTTTTGTAGAGGAATAAGGACAATATTATCATGAGCGTTGAAAAGAATTTGTCGGATGTCTTAGACATTCCTCACGAGATTGTTAAGGTTGAAACTCCTAAACAAGAAATCGTAGAGTATGATGTTCATTCAGAATTACCTGATGAAGATGAAGATTATAGATTAGTTAGACATACACTACGTAATCTAATAACGAAAGGTAACGACGCACTAGATGAAATCGTCACAATCGCTAAACAAAACGAGAGCGCAAGAGGTTTTGAGGTTGTTTCTACTCTCATCAAAACTATTGGCGAAACGTCGAAAGACCTATACACCCTACAAAAACAGAAAAAAGATTTGAGAGACCCAGATCCAGCGACGGATCCTCGTAAGAAAAATGCTGAGAGTATAAATGTAGAACAGGCCGTATTTGTCGGTTCAGCGGCAGAACTTTTGTCTGCTATAAAGAAACAGAGAGAAGATGGCCAGAACACCGTTTAGTTATCAGAATAATCCTAATCTGCCTAACGAGCAGTATCGCCACTCTTTTACACAGCATGAACTAGATGAATATATCAAGTGTGCTGACGATCCTCGTTACTTTGCTCGCAAGTATATCAAAATCATTAACGTTGATCGTGGTTTGATTCCTTTTGAAATGTGGGACTTTCAAGAGAAGATGCTTGACACATTTCACAACAATCGTTTCTCTATCTGTAAGTTACCACGACAGGTCGGTAAATCTACTACATCGGTAGCATATATTCTTCACCAAATACTGTTTAATGAAAACTTTGTGGTTGCTATTCTTGCTAACCGTGCGCCTACTGCTAGAGAACTGTTAGGCAAACTTAAACTAGCATTTGAGTATCTGCCTATGTTTCTTAAGCAAGGCATCAAAGAATGGAACAAAGGTTCTATTTGGCTTGCTAATGGTTCAAGAGTTTTAGCAGACTCAACAAGCGGTAGTTCTGTTCGTGGTTTCGCATTCAACCTAATCTTTCTAGACGAGTTTGCGTTCGTTCCTAATAACATTGCCGAAGAGTTCTTTAATTCAACTTATCCTACTATTTCTTCTGGTAAGACTTCTAAGGTTGTTATCGTTTCTACACCAAATGGTATGAATTTATTCTATAAGATGTGGCAAAAAGCAATAGACAAAACTAGTGACTATAAACCTATTGAGATTCACTGGTCCATGGTGCCTGGTAGAGATGAAGCATGGGCATTAGAAACTATTCGTAACACCAGTCAAAGACAGTTTGATCAAGAGTTTGGTTGTGAGTTCCTAGGTTCATCTAATACACTTATCAATGGTGCCAAGTTAGGCACATTACACTGGAAAGAACCTATTGCTAAGAATGAATGTATGGATATCTTTGAACAACCTATTCACAAACACACATACGTTCTATGTGCCGACGTTTCTGAAGGTCAAAGCCTAGATTATTCGGCATTCTCAATTTTTGATGTTACAGAAATACCTTACAGACAGGTTGCTAAATACCGTAACAATGAAATTAGTCCGATGCTTTTGCCCGCTGTTATATACTCAGCAGCAACAAAGTATAATGAAGCATTTGTTCTAATTGAAATCAATTCTATTGGCCTACAGGTTGCAGATATTCTACATTATGAACTTGAGTATGAAAATCTACTAAAATTTCAAATTAAAGGCAAGCAAGGTATGCAGGCCTCTGGTGGTTTTGCCGCCGGTAAAAACAAACTGGCCTTTGGATTAAAGATTACAGCACAATCTAAAATGATCGGTTGTTCTAACTTAAAAACACTTGTTGAGAACGATAAACTAATACTAAACGACGAAGATACAATTACAGAACTGTTTTCTTTCTCTGCTGACAAGAAAACATTTAAAGCAGAAGAAGGTCAGAATGACGATTTAGCCATGACATTAGTTCATTTTGGATGGCTAACGGCACAAAAACTATTTAAAGAAACAGTATCAAATGATATCAGATACGCTCTACAAAAAGAGATTGCTTATCTTCAGGATGTAGATAATGTTCCGTTTGGTTTCATTGATAACGGTTTAGATGACTTTGTGGAACAAGATGCTAGTGGTGACGTATGGCGACGTGAGAGAGAAAGCATGTATCCATTTGATAATCTGAATTATGATTGGAACAGCAAACTATAATCTGAAAACACTCAAAACAATAAATAGATTGAGATGGAATAGAAACCATTCCAACCTATAAAAAGGAGTAAAAGATGGCATATCAACTTTCCCCAGGCGTGGCTTGGTCTGAAATCGATCTTACGACCATTGTTCCTGGCGCATCTACTACAGAAGGGGCATTTGCCGGAAACTTTGATTGGGGTCCTGTTAATGAAATCAAGACTATTAGTAATGAGATTGAACTTGTTCGTTGGTTTGGTAAGCCAAGCCAGAATAACTTCACATCATGGTTCACCGCTGCAAACTTCCTATCATATGGTAATAACCTAAGACTAGTTCGTTCCGCTAATACTACAGTAGCCAAGAATGCTACTACTGGCGCAACAGTTTTAACAATTAAGAATGAAGATGATTATATTAATAATTATGAATTAAATGGCACAACAAATAGCACAGTTGCTAACTCTGCCGGTATGTTTGCTGCCAAGTATCCAGGAGAACTAGGCAACTCACTAAGAGTTTCTGTTTGGGCAGATCAAGACGCAGTTGCTTATGGATCTTGGCAATACGGCGCAAACAATGAAGGTGTCACCGGAACATCAGCCTTTGTTCAATCACAAGGCGGCGCCAATGACGAAATGCACATTATCGTTGTTGACCGTCTAGGTAAATTCTCAGATGGTGTTGCTAACACAATTTTAGAAAGATTTCCATTCGTATCTAAGGCAGCCGATGCCAAGAACGACGATGGATCTTCAAACTTCTATGTTGATGTTATCAATACTAGATCAAACTATCTATGGGCACTAAACCATGCACAGAATGAAGTTACACAAGTAAGCGAAACATCTTCATGGGGACTCCCATCAGTAACACAAAATAATACAGGTCATTTTGTTGCTACACGATACGGTCAGTCAAATTCTTCATATACTATGAATCTATTTGGTGGTTCTGTTGGTGCACCAACATCTGCACAGCTAGAACAATCATATGATCTATTCGTTAATCCAGAAGAAGTTGATATTTCACTAGTTATGACCGGCGCACATCCTCAAACTGTTTCTGAACATGTTCTAGAAAATATTGTTGGAGAAAGAAAAGATTGCGTGGCATTTATTTCTCCAGATATGGCAAATGTTGTCGATAATGCCGGTAGCGAAGTTGATAACATCAAACAGAAGATTGATCTTTATAATTCATCTTCTTATGGTGTGTTTGACGGTAACTGGAAACTACAGTTCGACAAGTATAACAACACTTATCGTTGGGTACCACTAAATGCCGACATTGCTGGTCTATGCGCTCGCACAGATTTTGATCGTGATCCATGGTTCTCACCTGCTGGTTTCAATCGTGGTCAGATTAAGAATGTTGTTAAACTAGCATGGAATCCAACCAAGGCTAACAGAGATGACCTTTATAAGAGCAACATTAATCCTGTTGTTTCATTTAGAGGTGAAGGAACAGTTCTATTCGGCGATAAGACAATGCAGCGTAAGCCATCTGCTTTTGACCGCATCAACGTTCGCCGTCTATTCATTGTTCTAGAAAAGACAATCACGAAGGCAGCTAAGTATTCTCTATTTGAGTTCAATGATGAGTTCACACGTTCTCAATTCGTTGCACTTGTAGAGCCATACCTACGTGACGTTAAAGGTCGTCGTGGTATTTTTGACTTCAAAGTAGTTTGTGACACAACAAACAATACTCCTGAAGTTATTGACCGCAACGAATTTAGAGGAGATATTTACATCAAGCCAGCAAGAGCAATTAACTTCATTCAGTTGAACTTCGTTGCTGTTCGCACCGGTGTTGCCTTCTCCGAAATTGTTGGCAAGTTCTAATAAATAAGGAAAAGGAGTTTAACAAATGCCATTCGACGTTGACGTATTCAGAGCAAGCATGGTTGATGATGGTGCCCGTGCTAGTCTCTTCGAAGTAATGATGACGCTGCCCCCAATTTTGGGAGCAGCACCTCTTAGCCCAGATATTATCTTCAAGGCTAGAGCAACATCTTTGCCAGGAGATTCTATTTCTTCTATCAGTGTTCCATACTTTGGTCGTGAGATTAAAGTTGCTGGTACAAGAACATTTCCAGATTGGTCTTTTACAGTTATCAATGATGAAAATTTCACCATTCGTAACAATCTAGAAATCTGGCTAAGTGCTATCAACTCACACGTTGGTAACCTTAGAAATCCTGCTGCTAGAGGTGGTGTAAACTATCAGTCACAGGCTATGGTAACACAGTATGCCAAGACTGGTGAAATCATCAAGCAGTATAAGATTTATGGTGCCTTCCCGGTTGATGTTGCTGCTATTGATCTAGATTGGGCATCAGGTGACCAGATTGAAGAATATGGTGTAACCTTCGCCTATCAGTGGTGGGAATCACTATTCCCAATTCCAACTACTGACGGTATCTAACATCATACTAAATAACAAAAGGGAGGGGTTCATCCCCTCCCAATAAAAAATGTCCGTCACGGAGTTGGCGCTCCCACGGACTCTATGTCTAGAAGGAGACACAGCGTATGAGTATATATAGAAAAATTTATGAGCAACATTATGGATTAATTCCTGTAGATGATGATGGTAGAACTTATGAGATCCATCATATTGACGGTAACCGTGCCAATAATGATATTAACAATCTTGTGTCAGTTTCTATACAAGAACATTATGATATACACTATAAACAAGGTGATTGGGCTGCGTGTTTAGCAATCTCTATGCGGATGAATAAATCACCGGAAGAGATTTCTAAAATACAGTCAGAGATTGGTAGAAAGAGTGCTTTAGAACGAAAAGCAAAAGGTACTAATCCATTCTGTTATACTGGCGAAAAACATCATAGATATAAAGTCGCTCATACCGAAGAAACTAGAGAGAAGATCAAGACAAAAAGAGCATTACAGGTTATGCCCAGTAGACCTGATATAAAAAAGTTGTTTAGTAAAGATTGGATAGTAACATTTCCAAATGGGAGTATAGAAAAGGTGACTAACCTAAAAGCATTCTGCGAGAAACATAACCTTTTCTACGCCACTATGGTGAAGATTGGCAATAAACAGATTAAATCTCATAGAGGTTTTTCTTGTGAAAAAATAGAGGAGTTACGGCCATAAAACTTTTCGGATTTCAGATCGGGTCTGACAAGGTCGATCCACGTTTAGATGATCAAGTAAGACAGAAAACATTTACCTTACCAGAGAATAACGATGGTGCGGTAACTGTTGCTGGCGCTGGTTACTATGGAACATATGTAGACCTTGACGGTACATTTCGTAATGAAACACAACTTATTACAAAGTATAGAGAGTTATCCATTCAGCCAGAAATGGAGGCCGCTATTGATGAAATCGTAAACGAGGCCATCGTAGTAGAAGATTCTGGTACCTCTGTTGATGTTAATCTTGATGATGTTAAACTTACACCTCAATTAAAAAAACGTATTGAGGACGAGTTTAACTATATCTTAAAACTACTTAACTTTGGTAACATGGGACATGAAATCTTTCGTCGTTGGTATATTGACGGAAGATTGTTTTATCAAGTTGTTATTGACGAAGCAATGCCTGATGCAGGTATTCAAGAAGTTAAGTATATCGACCCACGCCGTATTCGTAAGATCCGTGAAATTCAAAAGATGCGTGATCCTAATACCGGTGTGGAACTAATCAAAAGACAGATTGAATATTATCTCTACAATGAAAGAGGAATGATTGGTTCAGGTACCAATCTAGGTGCTAAGATTGCCACCGACTCCGTTGTAAACATTAATTCTGGTATCATGGATCCAAAACAGACTATGGTACTTTCTTATCTACACAAATCAATTAAGCCATTTAACAATCTACGCATGGTAGAGGACGCCACTGTTATCTATCGTCTAAGTCGTGCTCCCGAGCGTAGAGTTTTCTATATCGACGTTGGTAATATGCCAACAGTCAAGGCTGAACAATACGTCCGTGATATCATGGTCAAGTATCGTAACAAGTTGGTTTACGATTCCAATACTGGTGAAATCAAGGACGACCGTAAGCATCTATCAATGCTAGAAGATTTCTGGCTACCACGCCGTGAAGGTTCTAAAGGTACCGAGATTAGCACATTAGAAGGTGCAAGAAATCTCGGTGAACTAGAAGACGTTAAGTATTTTCAGACCAAACTATACAAAGCACTTGGTGTTCCTGTTTCACGTATGGAACAAAGTCCAGGTTTTACATTAGGTCGTACCACGGAAATTACAAGAGACGAATTAAAGTTTAACAAGTTTGTTACTCGCCTACGTAATAAGTTCTCTTCACTATTTGATGATCTTCTAAGAGTTCAACTGGTTCTTAAAAAAGTTTGTACCGAAGAAGAATGGAAAGAAATCAAAGAAGACATTTGGTATGACTTCAAAAAAGACAATAACTTTGATGAACTAAAAGAGGCTGAACTTCTTAATCTTCGTCTTGATACACTAATTAAAGTTGATCCATTTGTTGGTAAGTATTATTCACAAATGTGGGTTCGCAAAAATATTCTACAACAAACAGAAGATGACATTGAAGAAATCAATGCTCAAATGGAACAAGAAAATGCCATTATTGCCCAGCAGCAAGCACAACAGCAACAGCAAATGGCAATTGATCAGCAGGCACAACAGCAACAAGATATGGAAAATCAGATTGCTTTTGGCGCTCAACAGCAAATAGCACAGGCACAAGTTAATAAAGAAGTTGAAAAAATTACTGGTCCAGATGAAGGTCCTGGTAAAGCAGAGACCGCAAGCCGTGATCACGAATCAACCATGATGGATAAGAAGATTAAACTTGCACAATTACAATCAAAGAAATCCGCACCACCTGCTAAGAAAAAGACCGTAGCCGAACATGCTAAAGATTTAGAACTAGTTTATGTTGGTAGTGGACGATATGCCACATCCGATGGTGTGGTAACACATCTTAATGAAAATGGTAGATTAATAGAAACTAAATAATAAAAAGGATTTTTTGTGTCTTTAAAAAGCGTCAAAACATTAACAGCATCAGAGATTGCTAAAAAATGGAAACTAAGTCAAAAGACTGTCAATAGTCTTATTGATGCGGGTTCTAAGGTTGAGCATGAACATGATAAAGATATGAAAAATGCAAGAGAGATTGCTAGAGACCATATATCAGAAAGACCTGATTACTATAAAAAACTTCGTAAGATGGAAAAGTCCAAGATTTCTATGAAAGAAGGCCTATCAACAGAGCCTGAAAGAGATTCAGAAACTATTGGTGATTATACTGGCGCATCCAGAAAGGTTATGAAGGTAGATGAAATTAGATTACCTAAAGTACCAGAGAAGGTAAAGAAAAGAGCTAAAAACGCCGCAGGTACAGCCGCCACATTTGCTACAGTAATGTCAGGCGCTACTGCTTATGATAATGCATCAAGAAATGTTGGAAGTCCTATTAAAGATGTTGCTTCTGTGGCCACAGGTATACCAGGTAAAGTTGGTTGGGCCATCACACCAGGTTCAGCAACAATCAATTTAGCAAATTATATTAAATCAAGAAAACAGGCAAAGAAGATGGAAGAGCAAGGTTCACCGGCAAATCCGGCAAGATATACAGAGCGTCCTATGTATGAGGCAAAAAGAGTAAGATTTATTAGCAAACAAAATCCTGCTGATCTACCTCCTAGACCTGACGACTATAAGCCAGGTGACTTTGGAAGCAAGTTGGCTCGTGAGGGTGGTATCAAGTATCCTGGTAAAAAGAAGGCATCACGTCCTGTTAAAGAAGAAGTTTCTGATGCACAGGTTGATAGATATCTAAAAGGTATAGGTGGCACGGAATCAGGTGGTACAAAAGATCCTTATACTGCAAGAAGTAAAAGAAGTTCTGCTTCAGGAAAGTATCAATTTATAGACAGCACATGGAGAAATGTTGTTAGAAAATATGGTAGTCCAGGTGATGTTAAAAAATATCCTCATGCTAGTTCAGCACCACCGGATTATCAAGAAAAAGTGGCTCGTAGCAATGCTAAAGGTGAGATAGAAAGATACGGAGAAAGAGGAGCCGTTCTAACACATTTTACAGGCAATCCTGCTGGAAAAATGGGTCGTGCTGCACAAAGAGCAAATCCTGGTGTTACAGCGGATACATATTACAAAAGATTTCAAAAGTTTGCAGGAGATGTCATTGGAACTAAGAGCGCATCTGCCTCTGATAAACCTGCTACATCAACAGCACCTAAACCTGAGATAACAAACAAACCACCAGAGACACCTAAGACACCAGAAGTGGCAAAGACACCAGAGACAACATCTAAGAATTTCGGTGTTTCTTTTGCATCTAATGATGTTGCCAAGAAGATGTCAGCACCACAAACACCGGACACTTCTTCATCTAGTAATTATACTATCAGAAAAGGTGATACATTATCAGATATTGCTAAGTCACATCATACCGATGTTAATACAATTGCAAAAGCAAGTCATATATCTGATCCAAACAAAATTTATCCTGGACAAAAAATTAAGTTTGATGAAGCACAGATTGATGAACTAAAAGCAGAAACACTCGGATCATATATTAGTAAGAGTGCGAAGTCACGTAAAAAGTCACTTGAAGGTCCTAAATCAGATATTAAGACCTGGGCCAAAAGAGAACATGGCATCAGAACCGCTATTAAAAAGTTAACAAAAGAGGAAACAACAATGGATACCAAAGACCTTATTAATGAAGCACTTGACGACATTCTAGAGAACAATCTAGTTTCTATGAAAGAAAATCTCATGTATGCTCTACAAGAGAAGGCCATGGAGAAACTTGAAGAGAAGAAAAAAGACATTGCTTCTAGTTACTTTGCTCAGTAAGGAATAGATTATGAAAACACTCAAGCAACTAAGAGAAGAATATGATAACTTTTTACCTCAGGAGATTCCTGAGGATTTAGTGCTTGAGAATAAATTGTCACCAATTCCTTCACCTTCTGAAATGCCTAATCTATTAATGTTTAGAAGAGTTACATATAGAATGTATCCTAATAAACAGGTTGTGGCATTATATTACTCTAAAACGGTAGATAAATACTTATCAATACCATTTGGTCCTACTGGTAATTTAAATCTTAGTGAAGCAACTATCTACGATACATTAGAAGAATTAGATTTGAATGAAGGCGCATTAAAGACCGCCGCAAAAACAGTAGCAGGTGGACTTAAAGGCGCCGTTCAAGGTGCTATGAAAGGTTTTTATGTAGGTAATTCAATTGCTGCCGAACCTGGTATTGCGGTTGGAACACCAGTAGGTGCGGCAATAGGTGCCTACAAAGGCGCAAAGAAAGCCTACAAGAAAGCAAAAGAGCAAGAGAAAGATATGAACGAAGATTGGTCAGATAAAAAACATCAAAATCCATCAGGTGGTTTAAAGAAATCAGGTGTCATGGCATATCGCCGTGAAAATCCTGGTTCAAAACTACAAACTGCGGTTACTACTAAACCTTCAAAGTTGAAGCCTGGTAGTAAGGCTGCCAATCGTCGTAAGTCTTTCTGTGCCCGTATGGGTGGTATGAAGAAGCGTTTGACCTCTGCAAAGACAGCAAGAGATCCTGATTCGAGAATTAACAAGGCCCTTCGTAAGTGGAACTGTGAAGAGTCTTTTCTTAATAAATTAAATATTATTAGAGAAGAAAAAGTTAAGCCATGGATGGATTATAGCGATCTAGGCGGTGCTATTAAAACTGCTACAGAACTAACACCAGGTGCATCTGCTTATCAAAAGACTAAAGAAGGAGATTATGCAGGTGCGGTAAAAAGCGGCGCTATTGATGTTGCTATAGGTGGAGCAGGAAAAGTTTTAGCAGGCGGCGCCAGACTTGCTGGAAAAAGTTTAGGAAAACTTTCTGGTAAACTTAGCAAAACGCCTAAGACAAAGGCTCCTAGAAAAGCGGCCCCAACTCCAAAACCAGGACGTGGTTCGGCAGCTTTAGATGCCGCATCTGAATTACTAAGAAAATCACAAGATGATAAATCTTCACAAACTATTGACAATCCAGATAGACGTTTAAGTACCGATATTAACAAAGCAAAAGCAAAAATACATACACCTGAATTTAGACATGGTGGTGAAACTGCTGTTGATACTGCCAGAAAGAATGCTATTATCAGAAAAGAGTATGAAGGACTAGGTAAAAAACAAGTAGCAGAAAATAAGATTTCTGATATTCGTAATATGGTCGAATCTGAAGATAAGTTGCATGAAATGACTATTAACGGAAGAACAGTTACACTAAATAATAGTATGGCTAAAAGAATACTTGAAGTATATGACTCGGTTAATACCAAAAATAAAAAGATTGTTGAAGGTATGTTAAACGAAGACCTAGAGTCCTTCAAGAGACTATTAAACTTTTCAATTAGGAACTAACAATGCCAAATGAGATTACACAAACCAAGTTAATTGATACTAATAAAAGAGCATTAATCAGATATGTTATTCACTCTGATGGCACCGATGAAGCAAACACAAAACTTCTAGACGTATCTGGTCTTGCATATGCTCTTAATACCAGTAACAAGATTATGACAGGCAACACAAATGCTAGAGATGTTTATAGAACATCCATTGTCAGAATTTTTGGTAGTTACGCAGCAAAGAATAAAGGTTATATTGAATTAATGTGGGAAACAACAAACAACTCAAATGGCACATCAACATTTGCTACAATCGGTGAAGGATTCTTTGATTATAACTTTACCGGCATGGGTCATGGTGACGCCATTTCTACACCATCATCTAATGTTAATGGTGATATTATTGTAAATACAGATTTCGCTAATCTTGATCACGCTACATTTTATATTGATCTAAAGAAAGACAATAGAGATTATGATGCTGGTCAGACAGCCGATCCAGCAGCCTTCAATGCAGCAGGAATACCATAATGTCTAGACAACTTGTAGAGAGTATTATTGACAAGGATTTTGTTTTAGCAGAATCCCACTTTAATGATAGACTAGATGCTATTATGGAAAAGAAGTTGTATGAAAAGAAGCGTATGGTTGCTTGCAAAATGGATGAGGCTTTAGGTCGAGTTGGAGAAGTTGAAAAACCAACTAAAAAAACCGGTGGTCAACCAGAAGTTCAACCAGATCCAGAAAGTCGTGTTAGAGGCGGTAAAATAAAAGCACAACCGCTTATGAGAAAGTTAACTGCTAAGGCACTTAAGTTTGGTAGAAAATATGGCGGATCTGAGTTTAGAAAATCTTATTTAACGACTAAACAGCAAATGCAGGCAGCATCCGATGCCGCTCCTGTAGATACAGGACAAGAAAAAAGACGTAAGGCTCCGCCAAAGTCAGTCGAAAAATCAGACGATGTTAAAGATAAACCTATTACATCAGGTGAAAAGTTTCGTAACGCTCTTATGGGCAGAGAAATAGATTATAGAAAAGAAAAAGAAACAGATCCAAATAAGAAGCCAGGTGTCGCCGGCTTCTTGGGCAAGGTCGCTAGAGGAGCATTAAAAGGTGCTGAAAGCGGTCTTCATAGTATGGAAGAATAAAAGGATAAATAGGTATATGAAACTTATTAGAGAAGAAATACAAGACGTTCAATACCTTGTAGAAACTGCTAAAGACGGCACTAAAAATTACTTTATAGAAGGTATTTTTATGCAAGCCGAAAAGCAGAATAGAAACGGTCGTGTCTATCCTATGAATGTGCTTTCTAAAGAAGCAGACAGATATAATCGTGAATATGTTCAGAAGAACAGAGCATTTGGTGAACTAGGTCATCCAGAGAATCCTCAAATCAACCTAGATCGTGTTTCACATATGATTACTAAGTTACATCCTGACAGAACAAACTTTATTGGTAAAGCAAAGATATTAGATACTCCTAACGGAAAGATAGTTAAGAGTCTACTAGACGGCGGTGCAAGTCTTGGTGTGTCAACTAGAGGCGTAGGGTCTCTTAGAGCGCACAATGGTTATCAGCAAGTCCAAGACGACTTTAAGTTGGCTACAGCGGCAGACATTGTAGCAGACCCTAGCGCACCTGACGCATTTGTGCGAGGCATCATGGAAGGTAAAGAGTGGGTATTTGAAAATGGTCAGTGGAAGGAAATGCATAACGAAAGAGCAAAGAAACTAATTCGTGAAGCATCTCGACATGACATTGAAGAAGTTGCCTTGAAGATTTTTGAAAACTATATTTCAAAACTTTGAAATTACTAAATAAAGAAAAGGAGTAATCTAATATGGCATCATTAACAGAAACAGCCAAGGCTGTTCTAGAAGGTAAGATTTTGGAAGAGGGTGCTTATCCTGAGGTTTCCCCAGGAAGAATCTCAAATCCAAATCCTGTTGATCCTTCTACAGCATCCACAGCAAACGCAAAGACTCTACGTCCTGGTTCAAAGGCAGTTGAGGGTCGTCACGCTAATCCAGGCGCAGCACCAGCAACTCTAGGTTATGACGATCTAGGTGGCGCTACACCAACATCTACAGCAAAAGAAAATCTAGGTGCTAAGGCTGCTGGTGGTAAGAAGAGAGACACCTCTGTAAAGGGTTCTGGTTCACACGCAGAGCCAACAAAGCATCTTGAAGAGGATGAAGATGTTGAAGGAGAAGTATTCTCCGAGGAAGATAGAATTTCTCTTGCCGAGCGTCTAAAGGCTATCAAAGAAGCCCGTAAGATGTATGAGAAGAAGGAAGAGGAAGAAGACGAGAAAGAAGAGAAGCACGAAGGTAAGTCAGAAAAGTGCGACGAAGACGTTGAACTTTCTGAAGAACTAGAAGACTTCATCAACGAGGCTATTGAAGCCGGTCTTTCAGAAGAAGAAATCATGGAAGCCATTGACGATAACTTTGAGTTCGTTTCAGAAGAGTCCGAAGAAATTGCTGAGGAACTAGAGAACTATGAAGTTGATATGTCCGAGCATGTTGATGCCCTTCTAGCAGGTGAAAACCTATCAGAAGATTTCCATGCTAAGGCTACCACAATTTTTGAAGCCGCAGTTAAGTCAAAACTAGAAGAAGAGGTTGCTCTACTAGAACAGGCATATGCCGAGACTCTAGAAGAGAGAGTCAACGAAATCATGGAAGAACTTGCTTCCAACGTTGACGACTATCTAAACTATGTTGTTGAACAGTGGATTGAAGAGAATGAAGTTGCTGTTGAGTCCGCTCTACGTAGTGAACTAACAGAAGATTTCATTTCAGGTCTTCGTGCCCTATTCGCAGAACATTATATCGACGTTCCAGAAGATTCAGTAAACGTTGTTGAGGAACTATCTTCAACCGTTGAGGAACTAGAAGAAAAACTTAATGAAGAAATTCAGCGTAACGTTGAACTACGCAGCGTTATCTCTGAGGCTCGCAAGTCAGAACTAATTGGTGCTGTTTGCGAAGGTCTAACAGATGTCCAGGCAGACAAGTTCGCTTCTCTGCTTGAGAACGTTGCTTATACAAATGATGAAGAGTTTATCGATAAAATCGAGACACTAAGAGAGAACTATTTCCCAACTGCTGTAAAGAACGATTCAGTTCTTGATAGAGTAGAGTCATCCAATGATCCACAGGCGCTAACTGAAAGCACCCTTGAAGGACCAATGGGTCGCTACGTTCAGGCGCTTGGTAGAACTCTCCCACGTTAATTTAACTTAGTTAAAATAGAAAGAAGGAAACTAAAATGTATCTTACAGAAAATCTAGAGAACAAGTGGTCCCCAGTTCTGGACCATAACGGTCTCAACCCAATTAAGGACTCTTATCGTCGTGCAGTTACTGCCGTTATTCTTGAGAACCAAGAAAAGGCAATGGCTGAGGAAGCCCGCACACTTAACGAAGCAGCACCAACTAACTCTGGTGGTGGTCTAGGTGCAGGTACAGCAATTGGTTCATACGATCCAATTCTTATCTCCCTAGTTCGTCGTGCGCTTCCTAACCTAATCGCATACGATGTCTGCGGCGTTCAGCCAATGACAGGTCCAACAGGACTTATCTTCGCTATGCGTTCACGCTATAAGC